TGGGCGTGGCTCAGATTACTTACAACCCTGTCTTTCAGGGCTACGACCTAGGCGACCTGCCCGACAACTTCATTGACATTCTTGAGGTTCGCTACCGTATTGCACCGCCCTACCGCACCTTCCCAGCCATCAAGAACTGGAAGGTTGTGCGTTGGCAACAGAACTCCACCGACCCAGTGTTCCCATCGGGTAAGGGAATCATTTTGCGTGAAGCTGGTTGGCCTGGACTCCCCATCTACGTCACCTACTCAGCCCCATTCCTACGCTTTGTAGACACCTCGGACAACCTGCTGAACACCCCAGTAACCAACGATGAGGCACCGCCCTACAACGGGTACACCATGTCGGCGGCTGTGAACTTCACCGCTACGGCGACTAACGGATCGAACACGCTGACCTCAGTATCGAGCCTGACTGGCTTGTTCCCAGGGCAGGTAATCTCTGACGGTGCTGGAGCGTTCCCATTTGCTACCACCATTACCGCTATCAACACCATCACCAACCAAGTTCAGTTGTCCAACACGGCAAGCCTGACCTCGGCTGGCGACTCGTTCCAAGCGGCTAACCCCACCACGGTTCCTAATCTGACCGCCACCATGCTCGACCTGCCCCCACTCGGTGCCGAGATTGACCTGACCTTGCCCCGTGAGATTAGCCGTAACTTTATGGAGTCTCAGCCCGACCCACGTAAGGCCCAAGAAGTCGTGCCTGGTGCGGTTGCTGGCTCGGTGAACGCTTTGGTGAACCGCCGTATGCAACGAATCAGCGAAGAGGCTGACCGCTTGACCCGTCAATACACCAAGGTTCGTGGCTGGTAATGGCGGCACCTGTAGGTTCCGACCTTCGCTCTACCTTATTCGGTTGGAGCACCACCAGCACTAAGTCTGCTGACGCTTTCATTGGATCGCTCAGTGCTTCAGTTGCTGGAGTAGCCAACCTCGCCACCCTCGGTCAGTACGCCGTGGCTATTGGTGGTCGTGCCTTTGACGTGGACACGTCCTTCGAGCCTTACCGCCGTGAGGCTTTCCGTCACCGCACCTTGGCAGCTCAGCGTCAGTCCATTAACTTCACCAACATCATGGGTGAGGGAACGGTAAACACCGAGGGACTCTGGCGACGTGAGCAAACCGACTGGGCTATGGGTGCTGGTCAATTATTGCTCGACCAGAAGCGTGACTCACAGGAGACTAGGTTCCGTGCCTCAAAGGGCTTGGACGCTTTCTCCATGCCTTACCAACTCACCTTGCAGAACGACGTTACTCAGCAATACGCTTCGTCTTACAAGAACACCATGACCCTGCGTTGTGGTGGATACATCATTGTCATTGACGGCACTGAAGTATTCGCTATCACTGCTTGGCCTATCTCTGGCTCGGCGTCACCCAACATTACTTGGGGAACCACCGGCGTTACAAAGATTTACTCAGCAGACGCCAACGACAACTACGTTTATCTAGCCACTGACCAGGGCATTTACTTCTTTCAGCCCACCACTGGCTCGCTGACCCTGACCAATGCGGCTAACCGCTACGCCCAGAACGACACCGTTGGTGGTGGCTCGGCAGGTGGAACCTTCACCGGCTCTACGTCATACACCTCGGCTCAAGCTCCGTCTTACACCATCACCGTAGCGTCAGGTACGGTGATGGTGAACCAGTTGGTGAACGGCGTGGGCATTACGCCTAACTCGGTGATTGTGTCCGTGTCTGGCTCGACAGTCACCTTAAACCAGCCAGTCACCGCTACTGGTACTTCGACCACATTCACGCAGTCCACTCTGCCTGCCCCTAACTTCACCGGCTACCACCTAGTTCGCTGGGTGGGCAACCAGGTATTCGCTGCCGCTGGGAACCGTCTCTACATGTTCTCGCCAGTCCACACCATTAACACGGTGCCGACTATCGCTACCGCCTACGCCACTCAGCCTGCCGACCTGATGATGATTCACAGCAACGCCAACTGGATTTGGTCTGACGCTTGCCTCGGTGCTTCTCAGGCTTACATTGGTGGATACGTCTGGGCCAACACGGCTGGCACCTCATTCCAGACTCACCTAAATGCCAATGATGGTTTCCAGAATTACTCGACCTCAACCGTCCACAGATACGGTGGTGCTGTATACCGTTCGTCACTGACCCAGAACACTACCGTCACTTCGTTCTCTCAGCCCTACTCGCTCAACTACCCAATTCAGGCACTGCCCATGTCGCCTGACGAGTACCCCACCTGCGTCTACTCCTACCTGAACTTCATCTTCGTAGGCACCAACAAGGGTGTGCGTATGTGTCAGACCCTTACGGTCTACGACCCCAACGCTCAACAGGCTGGCGATCTAAAGTCAGGTCCGACCCTGCCTAACATTCTTCAGCCAGTGAACACCCCAGTCACCGCCATCACCGGCGACGATAGGTTCGTGTGGTTTGCGTGGACTAACTACGATAACAGTTCAACTGGTCTGGGCCGTATGGACTTGTCCACTTTTATCAAGGGCGACCCACTTACCCCTGCCTACCAGTCAGACCTTATGGCTACTGGTCAGGGCGTGGTGAACTCTTTGGGCTGGGACCCAGTGAACAATGTGCCTATGTTCGCTGTGGCTAACCTCGGTGTCTACACCCGTGCTTCTACCTACGTCACCAGCGGCACCCTTTACACCGGCTACTTCGACTACGGAATCCCTGACCAGAAGATTCCCGTGTTCTTTGACTACGGTGTGTACCTTTCCTCTGGTGCTTCGGCTACGGCTACCGTCCAGCTCGACCCCACCTCGGCTACAACCACCCAGAACTACAACGTTCCGGCGTATCTCAACAACAACTACGCCGAGCAGGAAAAGATTATTAGCCAGGCTTCGCTGAACCCCAACCGTGCCCAGCAGTTCGAGGTAGCCCTGACCGTTACTGGCAACGGCACCTCGACCCCAGTTGTCCACCGCTGGACCCTGAAGGCGTGGCCTACCACCGTGGCTGAAACCTCAATCATGGTGCCACTCAAGTTCTTTACGGTGAACAGCGTGAACGGCTACGAGACTGGCAACGACCCCTACGAGAACTTCGTTTACCTAGAGAACCTTCGCATTAACCAGACCATTACCACCTACCAAGAAGGATCGTTGCTGGCGAATGTCATCATCGAAGGACTGGACTGGCAACCACACAAGCGTCGAGGCGATTACAAGAATGGCTTTGAGGGTGACTGCGTAGTGACCCTTAAGACCATCGGGGGCTACCAGCCCTATGTTCCAGCCAGCACCCTTTAATAGAAAGTAGAATAGACCTATGACCTACCCTGTCCGTGGATACGTTGGAGCCGCCTCTGCCGGTACGCTCTCAGCCTCGTTGTCAGCTTCCACCACCGGAAGCGTGGCTTCGTCCACCTCGATTGCCTCTTGGAACTCATCTTCAACGGTGACTCTGACCTCTGGTGTAACCATCACCGTGGCTATTGACTACGGTTTAGCGACTGAAGAAAAGGTCTTAGCCTACTACGTTGATGGCACCCACATCAACATTACCGCCCGTGGAGTGGACGGCACCACCGCCCAGACTCACGGTGCCGGTGCTTTCTTTATCCCAGTCTGGTCTGCGGCTGAGGCTCAAGAAGCCCAGAACGCTGTTCAGTTGCTCAAGCCAGTCTTGACCAACACGGGTGGAGCTACCACCCCTGCCGTCATTGGTGTAGACGCTACCGCAGCAGTTGGTACGGCTCAGGTTGTTGCCCCCATTGACCACGTTCACGATCTACCCAGCACCTCATTGGCTACCTGGCTTCAGGGTGCTACGGTCACGGCCTCTGGTCTGAGCGTTCCTGCCGCTAACTTAACCGGCACCTTATCCACGACTCAGCTGGCGAACGCCTCTAACTCCTGGTCCCCAACGCCCGTCACCTCTGGCACACTTACCAACTCGCCTGCTTCGTACATTTCTCAAACAGGCGTCACTGGATTCACCACCTACTTGATTACCTTTAACGCCAGCGTGGCTATGGGTTCAACTGCTAAGGGTGTCGTGGCTTCAATTGGTATTAACGGAACCGCAACCTCAACAGCCATGACTCAGACAATTCAGGCATCGTCATCGTCCATCTTGACCGCCACCTTTATCTACACCACTACCGCTTATGCCACCCCCACCATCAACGGAATGTTGTTTGTTGGCTCAGGTGGTAGCGCAACCATCAACGCCGCGACCCTTTCTATCGTTGGATTGGCATAACATGACTACACCTGCACAAGACCTCGTAAACTGGGCTCACTGGTTTGTGAACCACGACAAGTCAGCCCAAGAGGTATACACCGAGGGCGCAAAGCGTATGGACGAGATTGGTCGCTGGCCTCTCGTATTCCCTATTAACTCTGACTGCTCTGGGTTCGTAACCCTAGTGTCGTGGCTGGCTGGTCTTGCCGACCCCAACCACTGTGGCTACAACCACACCGGCTACACCGGCACCCTGCTGGCTAACAACCGTCACATCACCATTGACCAAGTTCAGCCTGGCGATCTCGTCGTTTACGGTGGTGGCGTGGGTGTCCACACCGCCATTGTTATCGAGGTCCACGGTCACGACATTATGACTGTTTCCTACGGTGATAACAACGGTGCTATTTACTGTTGGGTCAATGTTCCTCAACTGGTTCCCGACAAGGGCGTGCCGGTAGATGGTCGCACCCCACAGACTTTCCTTCGCCTTAACCAGACACGGGTACGCCCAGCAAAACCAATTCCGGCGGCATAATGCTTGCCAACATCGGGGACATCGCTAACTGGGCGAACGTAATCTCAGTTTTCATTTACCCCGTTATTTTCTTCATTGGTCGTATTATCTGGAAACACTTTAAGGCAGAAATGTCCCCAAATCACGGGTCAAGCATGCGTGACGCTGTAGATCGCATTGAGGCAGCAGTTCACGCTATTGCTGAAGCAGAGAAGAAGAACGCAAAAGCAATCAAGCGAGTTCGCAAGGACTTAGAGAAGCACTTGTCAGAACTAGAGTATGTCGAAGAAGTATAACAATCACATCACTGGCGACCACCTACAGTTCTCGGAATGGCTGAGCTGGAAGGCTCAAGGAATCTTTCGTAGTTGGTGGTTCGTTGTTATCTTCACCACTATCACCTTTACTTGGCTGGCTATCCCTGTCTGGTTCCATGACCCAGCCCGACTCTGGCTTAACTACTACCTGTCGTACATCGCAGTCCTAGTCGAGTCCATTATCGGCATTGGGGTAGCCAGTCAGTCCATGCGTGACGCCGTTATCCTTCGAGAGATTAAGAAGATTGGCGCACATGACAGCGAGCACTCAGTCCTTGACTACAAGATTGACGTTGAAGCACTTGCTTTAATCAAAGAGATACACGCTAAACTAATGGAGAACAACTAATGGAATCGGGCGACCTTGTATTTTTCCACACCACCGGCCTCATGGGGGGTGCTATCAGATTTGGGCAGAGAAAAGTCAAAGCCTTTAAGGCAACAGCCAAGTGGAACCACGTTGGTATCCTTGACGAAAAGGTTGGCGATGACTGGACGGTTATCCAAGCCGAACCCCGTGGCGTCACCAAGGACAAGCTCCTAAGCCAAGTAGCCCCAGGTGGGTCATACGAGGTAGTGCCACTCCCAGCCAACCTGAGCCGTTCTGACTTCATCAACTTCTTACGCCTTCAGGTGTCAGATCGCTACAGTTTCCTGACCATTTTCTCCTGTGTAGCCGACATTCTGCTCCCCGACGCCGTCTGTCTCCGCCGTAACCACACTTGGATTTGCAGTGGTTTAGCCGCTGGTGGCCTTATGTTTGCTGGGTTTGCCCCTGCCGCCGAGTGGGGCGACCTCTACACCGTCATGCCTGCTGAACTTAGGGAAATGCTCTAATACACAACTTATGCACAAGTAGCGGTTATACTGTGCTTCCGTACCCTACAAAGGACGGACAATGCGTAAGACCCAAGTGCATGTAGTTATCCCTGACACTCAGGCAAAGCCTGGTGTTCCGACTGACCACCTATCTTGGATAGGACAATACATAGTGGACGAGTTCCGTGACTTGCCCATCAAGATAATCCACCTTGGCGACCACGCCGACATGCCCAGCCTGAGCATGTACGACAAGGGTAAGAAGGCGATGGAAGGAAGGCGTTATGTCCAAGACATCGAAGCAGCCAACGAAGCTTGGCGAGTCCTCAACGAACCACTACTCCAGTTTAATCTTAACCGGAAACGAACGAAACATAAGCCCTGGCTTCCACAGCGGTTTATCCTACTTGGGAACCACGAAGATAGGATCAACAGGGCTGTCTCAATGGACGCTCAACTTGAGGGGGTCCTCTCAACAGACCAACTCGACTACGCCAGAACCGGCTGGACGGTTTCGCCGTTTCTTGACATTCTGTGGCTCGACGGCGTGGCGTATTCGCATTACTTTTACAATCCCATGTCGGGAAAGCCGCTCGGCGGAAACGTTGAAGCGAGGCTTCGGGCTATTGGACATTCTTTCACGATGGGGCACCAGCAGACGTTGGGTTACGGCCTTCGTTTCGTGGCTGGTAAGTCCCAGCACGGACTCGTAGCAGGTAGTTGCTACCTGCACGACGAGGACTACAAGGGTCCACAGGGTAACGCTCACTGGCGTGGCATTATCGTTTGCCATGAAGTTGAGGACGGTTCCTACGACCCCATGTTTGTCTCGCTGAACTACCTCTGCTTGCGGTACGAGAACATGAGCCTTGAGAAGTTCATCGCCAAGAAGTACCCGAAGTTGCGTGGCTAATGAACATCTCAATCTTTACCTCTAGCCACAATCCCCAGTACCTAGACCAAGCCTACGAGTCGCTGGTAGCCCAGACTGACGCTGACTGGGAGTGGCTGGTACTGCTGAACAACGGTGCCAAGTGGCGCGTGCCGGACCCAGAGGACTACCGAGTGCGAGTCATTGAGTGCCAGTCCTACGACATGGGCGTGGGCTTCTACAAGCGGTTGGCGGCTAACAACTGCACCGGCGATGTGCTTATCGAGCTAGACCATGACGACATGCTCATGCCCGAAGCAGTCGAGAGCGTGAGAGAAGCCTTCGAGATTAGCGACAACATCGTGTTTGCCTACTCGGACTTTGCACAGATCAACGCTGACGGCACCCCGAACTTCGACGAGTTCGACCACAACTACGGCTGGAGTTATAAGGACGAGGACGGACACCACGTTTGCCACTCGTTCCCACCCTACCCCCACAACATTGGCTACATCTGGTACGCCCCTAATCACCTGCGAGCGTTCCGCAAGACCGCTTACAAAGACGCTGGTGGCTACAACCCCAGCATGCGAGTGCTAGACGACCAAGCCCTGATGTACCACCTGTTCCGCCAGGGTGAGTTCTACTTCATCAAGCAGAACCTCTACCTGCAACGTGTCCACAAGGAGCAGACTCAGGCACAGTCCGAGTTGAACGCTCAGATTCAGGTGCAGACTGTCGAACTCTACGACCAGTCCATTCAGGACATGGCGATGATTTGGGCTAAGCGACGTGGGCTCAAGTGCCTAGACCTAGGTGCGGCTCACGGCAAGCCAGTGGGCTACGAGGGCGTGGACATCTACTCAGGTGCCGGTGTGGATTACGTTGGGGATTTCCTCAAGCTCGACCTGCCAGACGATTCGGTTGGCGTCATCAGGGCTGTGGATTTCTTGGAGCATGTGCCGGACAAGGTGGCGGTGATGAACAAGATTTGGCGACTGCTCGCCCACGGTGGCATGTTGCTCAGCCTGACCCCCAGCACCGATGGTCGGGCGGCGTTCCAAGACCCCACCCACGTTGCCTTCTACAACGAGAACTCCTTTTGGTACTACACCAACGAGGCTCACCGCAAGTTCGTGCCTGAGATCGAAGCGGAGTTCCACCCCTCAAGGGTCGCAACTATTTATTTATCTGACTGGCACCGAGCCAACCAAATGCCCTATGTGCAGGCTAATCTCGTTGCAATTAAAGGCTTTTTCAACGACTTCGGTGGCCTAAAAAATCTTTGATAAAATACTTGACAAGGGGTGGCGTGTCACAGTACCCTTGTAATGTTCTAGGGAAGGAGAACACATGACATACACACCAGTAACCAGTCCACGCTTTACCCACCTACTCGCTGAAGAGATGTGGGAACGAGCACAAGTAGGCAAGCCAACGGCACTTGGTACCCCACTGCGATACAGCTCGGCATTTGCCTGCGCTCGCCAGCAGGGCTACTACGCCTTTGACGGCGTACCCAGCGAGCCAATGGACGAGGCAGGAGCCTGGGTCACAGGTATCGGAACCATTATCCACGAAGCAGCACAGGACGCAATCCTGCGTAAGTACCCTGACGCTGAGTTCGAGGTAGCCAGTGGCACCGACTACATCAGTGGCTCATGCGACGCCCTAATCCCACACCCAGACGGCGAGGCTACCCACGTCCTCTGGGAACTTAAGACTATGGGCACCTACTCATTCGACAAGCAGATGGGCTGGAACCGTATGCGTGGCGAGTGGAAATACCCTGAAGGCCCAGCGATGAAGGCCATTACCCAGGCAGGCATGAACGCTCTCGGTATCGAAGGCACCCGTGAGGGAGTTCGTATCGAGTACGTGGTCATGGGCTCAGTCACCTTTGAGGCACTCTCGCTGACCAAGGCAGACAAGATGGACGTGTTCGACTACAACCGCTTCTTGGGTGAGTTCTGGATCGAGCGTGAAATCTGGGAGCCGCTGGCACTGGCTGAGCTGAAGCGAGCCGAGGGGATCTACAAGGACTTCGAGCAGGGTCTGTTGTCGGACCGTATCGCCATTGACGATGAGGGCAACCCACTTGCTCTCAACCCAAACGGTAGGGCGTGGCAGTGTGACTACTGCGCTTTCCACTCCGTTTGCAAGTCTGATGAAGAGGGAGTAATCTCTATCACTCAGAGCAGTATCCAAAGAAGGGACGTGTCTAATGGCTAAGGCTAGAAGCACTATTGAACTTGTCGTGTGGTTCAACGACGAGCATGAAGAGGACGGCGTAGCCGTTGCAGAGATAAAGGATTGGGCGTGGGACAAGGTTCTTTGTGAGAACTTTCCTGGCGTTCAGTTCGTAAGCGTAATTAAAGCAGAAAGGACTTTATAATGAAGTCAGATAACATCAACGAATTAGCAGCAGCCTTGGTTAAGGCTCAGGCAGAGTTCGGTGCAGTGCCCAAGGGTTCGGTCAATCCGTTCTTCAAGAGCACCTACGCCGCACTACCAGATGTGGTGGCTCACGCTACCCCGATCCTTGCCAAGCACGGTCTGGCTATCAGCCAGTTCATTGACGGCGAGTATGTGGCAGAGGGTCTAACCACCTACCTGCTTCACACATCTGGGCAATACATCGCCCACACCATGAAGCTCCACTTGGTCAAGGACG